GTCCGATTTGAGCTGCACTCGTCGTCTGATGTTTCATGAACATGTCCCACATAATTCGTGTTGGTGGATTTTCATGTCCATCGATCAAAATCTGATACAACGCCTCGTAAGCCGCCATTTGAAATTGAGGATGGAAATGTTTGTCATATCCTTTGTAATCACCAGCCACAAATTTTTGAGCTCCAAGTTGGGTCAAATACTGTTGTATGACGTTCATGTCGTGACTGTATTGATTCAATCCAATCGTTGAGGGAATTCGTCCTGCTGAATTGTTGAAACTAACCAAAATTGATCCGAATAAACGTCGAAATGCCACTGTTGCAATAGCATCACCAGCATATATTATTCGAGTATTTTGACTGTCAACTTTGGCAATTGTACGTAACTCATCTTTCAAGAATCCGATGAACATTCCTTCATCCAATTCACCATTTCGAATATCGGTCATCATTTGATCAACCAAATTTTCAAAAGCTCTTGACCAATGTACTCCATCTTCTTCGTGCCAAATAAAATCACGTTTTCCTGGTTTAACATTCACTCTGCAAAGAGGAAATCCAACCGAGGTTGACACATCAATACCAGCTAACATGCCAGGAAATCCAGCACAAGCTTCTTCCATTGTCCATTCTCGTCGAAAAGGATGTTGAATCAAATTCTCTTTGTGTTCCTGAACGATCTTATCGAAAATCTCATCGATAATCTCTTGATCAACAGGTTGATGATCCGATTCCAGTGTGGTTGAAACACCCTTGTAAATGGCTTCATCAGTGAGAGCCGGTGGTATTTTCTTGATCTCAAATGGCACTTCGGATTGAATTATCGTCGGTCGCAACTTGGTTTTCTTCGGAACATGAATTCTTTCGTCATGTGGAACCAAAGTCACTTCCAACAAATTGTTGCCTTTCAATTCGGGAAATTCAAATCGATCGCTTTCAGCTTCCATGTTTCCAGGACGGAAAGTCGCTTTCTTCACGTTTTTGACTTCTGCGACTAAAACACAGTCTGTATCGACTTTCTCGATAAAATCGTCTTGTCGATCGAAATCTTCCAAAGTTTCCTGTGTAATCGGCGTCGCCAAACTAAC